CAACAGCAGCACTACTTCTCCTTCCATGAGCTTGCTGCTCTGCTGCAATTATTTGCTTAAGTTTTGCGTCTCCAGGATCTTTGCGTATTGTTTGATTGATATTTCCAAAGTGTACATGAGATCCTCTAGCAAGCATTGCCTTTGCTGCATGGAAAGCAACTTCTCTAATGCCTGCTAGGTTTTCTGGAGTATTGGCACCACTCTTAGAATCAATATGGAAGTGTGTTGCATATTGCATTTCAGTAGTACCAGATCCTCCCTGAATAAGTCCTCCTCTTTCATTCATCCCCTGAGGAATCAAACTCATACTAGAACTAGTAACTCTAGGAGCGGGAGGTGTTGCCCTGAAAGAATCAATCCAATTATTGTGTTTTTTATCTCTAGATTGATATAAAGACTTGTCTGGTCTTTCCCACTGCCTCATCCACCATGATGCTGCTTCTTTTGGATCATTCCATCTCCTATTAAGATATGGTTTAGTATTAGGATCCTGATCGATCGCATAATCAAGCTGACCTTTCCAGTTTGTTTTATAATCTGGTACTGATTTTAAGAATGCTTCTTTTCTTGATGGGAAAGTATATTGAAATAGTCCAACACCTTGAGATCCATCTCCAGCTTCATCAGCAGCTGGTCTAAATCCACTTTCTGCATGAATATTTGCCATAATACCAAGTGCTTGATTCTTAGTCAATCCCTTAGATATTAGATAAGCATATACTTGCTGTTCAGATACTTGTCCCGTTGATGATGCAGATGGTGTTACTCCAGTTTCAGATTGACTTCCCTGCTGCTCAGAAGAACCACCTTCAGGAACTACCTCAGTCAATGGAGTAGAAAAGAGTTTCCCCGTCTCATCAATGGCCTGCTATTCCTAATAGATCTCCAGGAAGTTTTATAAATCCATCAAACCAACTTTTTGCCAGACTACCAAGTCTTCTTACTCTACGAATAAATTCTAGTCCCATCCTATACAACATAGGACCTGCTTTTATCAACCAACCAACAGCAAGAATTCCCACTGCTTTCATCAATCTACCAAAAAATCCTCCCCCTCCTGCTGCGATTCCTGAAGTTACGGCAGAGCTTGGTGTTATGTTGCTTATCTGTGCTGCTTCAACTTGAGACTCAGCATCTCTTCTTCTCTTATTTGCTCTTCTTCTATTGAAGAGTTGTTTACTTCTGAATATAGCATTTGCTTTTATTCTTGTTGTTTTAGCAAGGGTTCTTCTTACATTCGTAGCAGTTGTTGTAGTTTTTTGCAAACTAGTCTTCATCCCGCTAAGAACGGACTTCATTCTTGACGTAGATGTTGTTCTGCTAGGTGGTAGTAATGCGATTGCCATATCAGTCTACTACGTTGTATACCAGTTTAGAATACATGGTGTAGAAATTATCAGTATTTGATGAGGATATTTGAGGTGTATCAAATCCAAATGAAGAGTCTGGTCCCGAAGAATCTGGTGTTTGAGATTGTTGCGGAATTAACACTGCTTCTGGTGGCATCTCTTGCAAAGGTCCCAAATCTGCCATTGAGGATTTTGCTGTAGGTTGAATACTATCTGGAGAAAGAGTAGTCTTTCCTTCTGCAGCACCTTCTGCTAAAGATTCAACTTGCGGATTTACATTTATAGTGCTTGTATTTCCTTTATTTTCTCCATTTCCATCCGCCATTCTTTTCACTTCAAGTCCAAGTCTAGCTACTGCAAATGGAGTACCAAATCCAGGTATCATAGAACCAACGTTCAATAATCCTCCCAGTATGTCTCCCTGAGAAAAATCAGATAAAGCAAATGCACCACCTGCAATTACATTTAGTCCTGGGATAAATCTACTCGCGCCCCTTCCAGCAAGTCTTGCTCCTCCCCTACCAAGAAGTCCACCAAGTCCTCTTCTAGTTCCTTGAACTACTGCTCCGCCACTGGTAGTTACTCTAGCACCTCCTCCTACTACATTTCGGGCAGTAGTTGCCAGTCTTGCTCCTTGAGTACCAGTTACTGTTGCTCTAGAAAATCCTGGTAACTTTCTTAAAAGATTTAATCCAAGTCTACTCAGTGCTCTAAATGGTAATAATAAAATCTTTGCAGATAGACCAGCAATTTTAAATGCCAATCGACTCAAAATTCTACCAAGGATACCAAATCCAAGAGTTGCTGCTAATAAAACTGCTCCAATTTGTATGAGACTATTTCTAAGATTTCTCTTTAATTCTTCAAATCTTTTAGTCAATCCCTTTCTTTTTGCGTCAAATAAAGCAATACCCGCTTTAGTTAACCAACCGCCAAGAAGATATCCTAAAGCAGTTTTTATCCTTTCAAATATTCCCTGTGCTCTTGATACAATTGCCTGTACTGGTTTTAGAAGAGATGACTGTAGTTTTTTCTCTAACTCATCCTCTCTACCAGTTCTTAATGCTTCATTAGCAAGTTGTTCTTCCTGCTTGTTTTCTTGTCTTGCTTTCTCTGCTTCTAGTAGTTGATTCCTAGTTACAGAATTTGCAACTGTGTTTACAGTCCCACCGAGATCTTGTACCTTCGCTGCAATAACTCTAACACTATCTGATAGAGTTCCGATATCTTGTTCGTTTCTTTTTACAATAGCAGTAGTCTGAGGAACAATAGCAACACTAGATTTAACTAGACCTCTTCCTCCGCCTCCACCACCAAAAGCGGAAGAAGATACGTTTACACTCCTAAACATCGCAATTCTTTCCCTTTTAGAAAGGTAAGAACCTGTTAGTGGATTTACTCCTCGTTGTGCGATGACTCTAGGATCTTCAGCCATTACTTAGTCCGTTCTTAAGATTTTCTTCCTCAATATATTGTGTCAAGAGAGTTACATAAATTTCTCTCTCCCAGGGGATCATATTTTCCAACTCTGTTAATGAGTATTTATGATGCTGAATGAGGGCGAAATTGGTTTTAAAGTATGACTCAAGAGTTTCATGAGCCATCGCTACCCGAAAAAAGATGCAAGTCCTTCTAGAACAACATCACTCTCAACACCAGTATTAGGATTCCTAACTTTTACTGAATGAGAAAGTCTAGGCATGGTTTCGAAAAACTTTTCAACTGCCTGAAACTGTTTTGAATTAAGTTGTTCTAGGAAAGCAAACAATTCTTTTTTAGTGCAATCGGAAGCACTCCATGCTTCATCTTGACTGAAAACTTGTTCGATACATCCAGAAATCAATTCAAAGGTTTCGTCAACCGACACGTCAGTTTGGTTGAAGTTTGACTTGATGAACTGATCCAATGACGGATACTTCATTCTCATTGTGTAGTTATCATCAAGAATAATATCTCTACTGTGTGCTTCATCAATTTCAATCTTGATCTCATCCAAATCAATTCCAATAGGAACTTGAGTTTGTTCATCATCAGGGCAAGTAATCAGGAGATCGACAGATTCTCCAACAGATTTACCTCTAACATGCAGGAATAGATACTCGATCTCAAAAGTAGGAAGTTTATCAACCTTAATACCTCTTGTAAGAATGCAGTTTGAAAGAACGTCCTTCACTGCTCTACCAATCTGCTTCTCATCCTCAGACTCCATTGCAATGATGAGAATTTTCTCTTCTTTTACAAGAAAAGGTCTATATTTGATTTTCTTACCAGTGACAGGCAAATCCAACTCATATGTTGGTGTAGAAATTACAGGTAATGGCATGACCTAGAATGATATCAGTAAAATTATTTATTGGTCTTTTCGCCAGCAGTGAAAGTACTAGCGGTCTTGGCATCAAATGTTACAGACCCAAACTCACTTCTAGTTTTACCAGACCAGGGTTCTGTTTTTATCTTAGCATCAGTAGCTTCTTTTAAATTTGCTGGTTTAACGCCAACATAATCCCTAGCTTGAGGTTCCTTATTATTGTCATTACCTCTCTTCTGATCAATACTATTAATTCTTCCAGAAACATAACGAGTATATTCGAAACTAGCAGATGCTACCAAATTTCTGGATTGATCATAACCAACACTGACAGGAGAAACTGCTCTTGGGAATAACCCAAAAAATGTATATTCTATACTATTAAGATAATCTCTTTCAAACTTCGTAATCTTAGTTTGATCCATCTTATAAGTGTCTGGATACTGCATCTTCGCAAAGTAATTTGGATCTGCTTGCGAAAATCCACCAGAGTTTGATGTTTCATTTTGAGGATTATATGAACCGCTGTTCATAAATTCCATCCAGTGTTCTAAGAACTTTATGACCTTATAATCTTTATCGACATAAAATTCTAAATTGATAGGAGTATATAATCTTGTATGAGCAAACTTTTCAGTTACTCCTGAAAAATTACCAGTTACGTTAACAGTTGCATTTGAAGCAAAGGGCAATGATGCACTATAACATAGTAGTCCTAGATCACCACCAATAAATCTCTGGTCCACACCTCTTGAGGACAAGTAACTTGCTAATGGTCCAGGAGCTGCGCCAAAACGAACTTCATAGTGAGATGTCTGTGCAAGATTCGTAAGAGTTCTTTTGAAATCGCTTATTTTTCTAGGAAGTGGTGCTGACAAACTAAATACCTAGTATGATTCGTTATTGTTATTTAGATGGCATATTCAGGAAAATATCAACCATCATTTCCAAAAAAATACAAAGGAGATCCAACCAACATTATTTACAGGTCTCTTTGGGAAAGAAAGTTCATGAGATACTGTGACCTGAATGAAAACATTTTAGAATGGGGAAGCGAAGAAATTATTGTACCATATCGCTCTCCTGTTGATAGAAGAGTTCATAGATACTTTCCAGACTTCTA